CATGGAGCCAAAAAACGACGATGGGGGCGCCTCGATCGGGGACTCGAGCGCCTCCTCGACCACTCTTGGCTCCCCATCTGGAGCTGGGGCGGACGCTGCTGGTGCCGCGGACGCTTCGCACACGCGGTCGCACGGTGCCCTCTCGGGGACCGAAGTAACGATGGGCGACACGGACCGCGCACAGGCGGCTCTGGATCGTATTGCGAGGCGGAGTTCCTCCACTGGGGAACGTGGGTCCTCGGACCGACGTGCTGCAGACACTGCGGGGACCCTCGCGGTGCCCTCAGAGGCGCGGGCTCAAACCCTGCGGACGCCGGTGGCACAACAAGCTTCATCGAGGACGCCTCCGAGCACGACGCAGCCTCCGCAGCCAATCGAGCTGCCGCAGCAGCGCGGCCGCAGCAGGTTCGCAGGCTGGGGCGACCGTCCGTGGCCAAACGCCCCCGAGGAACGGCTGGCAGAGCTGCTCACATACTGGCCAGGAGGCGCACTGCGCCTGGACGCGAGCAGAGTGATCAACCCGATCAACCCTCTCGACGTCTGGGGACCGGACACGACTGGGCAGCATGTGCTGCAGCAGCATCTCACGCTGCAAGAGGCGGGACAAGCGTGGTGGACAGGCGTGCAGCAGGAAAACCCTGGGCTGTTACCGGTGGCTCAACTGCAACGTGCTACTCCGACCGCTGTACGCACACCACCTGGCTCGACTCACGCCACACCGCCCACCTCGCCATCTGGGGAGCACCACCGTGCATCCTCGAACCCTGGTTTGGAGGACGATGGGAGCGGGGACCTGGCGGTCGCTTCCTTTGTGGACCCATACAGTTCAAGGACTGGATAAAAACCCTCAGCGAGGACGCGCTCGCTGCCTACATGGTGAATATGCAGCCTGGTTCGATGGGAGTGGAACACGCACAACGATTCGCAACCAAGCTGGATATGTCCGTTGACAGCAAGGACATCACACCGCCACTCCCTGGTCCAAGAAACAAAAACCTCAAGCTTGGCGGCTCCCCTGTAAATCTAACCATGAACATGGTTGCACGCTTCACTCCTTCGCACCCAATCTTTGCAGAGATTATTGAGCGAAGCAGGGACTCAGTCGACTACGAGGTAGCCGGTACAATGCTCTACATATTGTCGTTACCACAATGGCTTGTCGACGCAATGCAGGCAGCGAAATGGGGCCAGGTGCCACTGTCGAAATGGAAGGATGTCATCAAGCCTCTCCTCGACTACAGTCGCCGTTGTAGTATGTTCGACTCACAGAAGAACTACCAAGCGTACAAACTCAGGAAGCTGATCAATGTCACGTACAGACGCGATCACGAGGCTAATTGGGCGGAAGAGCGACTCAAACGTGGTGTCACAGCCTTCCCGAAGGTGATGGCTAGTGGACGCAGTTACAATGAGGCATTCATACGGCACATACGCACGCTCGAGCGTGAAGTAATAGCTCGTATTGACGGGCGATCAGACACCAGTGACATCAACGACTGGTGGGCACGCCGTCACCACATAGTACCGGGCGGTAGCACTAGCGCCGGCAATTGGATCCGCACCCTCATGCGCGAGGATGAGCGCGTTACCGCAGGCGACCGGCCGACTAAGAAGAGCATGGTCGAGGCGTTACCTGATGACACCATGATGTACGCACTCAGCACTATACCCATACACGTCGCACGCTGCAGCACCAAGCATGAGCCCGGCGACAAACGTCGCGCACTGTATGCTGACAATGACCTCTGCTATGTCATCACTGCCTACGCAAGCACGCACGCTGAGAAGGAAATGTCAATTGGTGGCTGCTGTGCAAGGCAGACACCCGATGATTTTATGAAGTGGGCACGAGCACATTCACGCCTGAACGGATACTGGTTGAGCGCTGATTTCACCGACTATAATGCTGAACATACGCTCGATGAATTACGCATGCTGGACACCATACGCACGCAGGAGTGGAACAAGAGAACCACCAAGCACGCATTGTCCAAGGCATTGGCAAGTCTTTGGAGCGCACAGTCACATGATTTAACTTTTGCTATATATCCCGACATTGGACAGCGCCGTAGTATACAAGGACTGTACAGTGGCAGCAGGGACACCATGCGCAACAACACGTGCCTCCACTACGCCCACAGCTACATCGCCCTCGAGGATGCCAAGTTCCTTGGTTATGCAACGGGCCTCGCTGGCGAGGAAGCCATCTATTTCGCAGGAGACGACGAGGACGCTTGCTTCCGCGACTGTGTAGGGGCACTCGTCCACGCAAAAATGCTCAGCCTGGAGGGCCATGGACTCAATCCTCGTAAACAATTGGCTGGCAAAGAAACTCATGAATTCCTACAAACCATGGCGCATCCACTCAGCGATGCCCAACGACCCCTGGCAGCCATACTGGCCACGCTAGCCAGTGGTAACTGGTACGTGCGGGAGGGCAACTGGTATGGAGCCAATCTCACCGCTGTGGCCGATAACTGGTGGGAAGCGGCCGCCCGCGGACTACCGTACCCTGTCGCACACCACTTAGCAACGTGCTTCCTCGACAGCCTGATGCGTGCCCGTGTAAAGGATAAACTAGTTAAGCTCGAATGGTGGAGTACCCGCACAGACGGTAAATACCATCATCTTTGGGGCACTCGGACTAAAGCCGCACCCGCGCTGAAATACAAAGCTCATGCTTCAAGCAAATGGCCTTGCTTGGCCAGCGATTCTTGGTTGAAACTGCACAGGAAACTGTTATCACACGTGCCAGAGCGCAAGATCCAGCTGTATAGGAATGACCTCCTGACAGCCAGTCATGGCCCTGCAATCCACAGGTATAACCAAAAAAGCATTGAAGACGAAGTCGGCCAGGCATGGCCCCGCCGACTTTCATGCACCTACACATGTCCGCGTGACGCCATCGCACCTGGACATACCATCGAGGAAATGGCACGGATGGGTGAAATGTATACTGGCCGTAGTCATCCAAAAAGCGAGGATGAACTTGGCGCAAGACTGGGTGTGGACCCAGCCATCCAGGGCCTTCTGGGCAGCTGGAATAGGCTCGGACCATACATACCCGGCAGACGCTGGGCAGCCTTCGAAAGCGTTATCGAACCCCGATTGCTAACCCCACGCGCTGCAGCCAGCAACTGGGCATTCCGCTCTTGGGCATCCACCCTGGATGAGTACAGCCCTGAACTACACGAGGATGCGCTAGGCAGACACCGCATACAACTCAAAGCATATGTGTATGCTGCCAACGGCGCAGGCAAGACCTACCTGATGAACAATAACGCTGGGTGGGCCGACGTCGACAGCCTAGCAGCACCTATCGGAATGGACAAACCCAAATATGGGCGTGGTCTGGAACGGTACTGCAAGAGGCGAAACTTTATCACTTTGGTGCTCAAGCGTGCTATACTGGAAGACACCAAGGTTCTGCTTGGGCAATGGGACCCAGTCGAAGTCACCGAGACGGCTGCCGCTATGGGCATACATCTTCGCACACTACATTATGAACCCGGGGTCGCACTGAGAGAAGAGCGACTAAAGAAACGAGGCTGGGACGAAAATAGCATTAACCATCGTCGAGAACGATGGATATACAGTGCCAACGCAATAAGCGATTGGCGAGAGCTTGTGAAAAAGCTCGAATAGACACAAGGGAGGTTTCCC